ATTCAACAGGTGGCAATGGCGGTTCTGGATTAATTATAGTTAGATACTTAAAATCAGCAATAGGAGGATAATGTCTTATCAATTAAAAATATTAAAAGATCATCCTATTGTATATTATCCAATATCTGAAACATACTCTAGCTTAATAGGATCATATCAAGACGTATTAGACAACTACAATACATACCAAGAATTTGAAGATGATTTTTCAACATACAGTGATGTAGTTTCTAATACCATATTTGATCATTCTGGATGTGGAAATGATGGTATATATCAAGGGGATTTAGTAGATGTATTTTTACCTTTAACCTCTGGTGGTAGTCATGCAGCAAATATCACAAATACAAATTACATGACAGTTCCGACTACATATGACTATTATGGGTCCACAGCATCTGGCGGATTTGGAAATAAATATACATCAGATAATGATTTTACATTAGAGGCTTGGATATATACTAATATTCCAACTACTAATTTAACTACCATCTTTGCCGATCCAGTAAATAATGTTGGATTATTTTGGCAAAGAGGAAATATTATTTTTAAGCTTGATTCAGAAGAATTAAATTACACCATTCCATATTTTAAAAAAGCATTACATATAGTAGCAGTATATTCAATTTTCCAAATGATAATTTACGTAGATGGACAAGCGGTAGCTTCAAAAAATCTATCAGGTTTTAAATTTACAAATACATCTTTATCATTACAAATTGGTCCTACAGCACATGCTTCAGATTCATTTATTGTAGATGATCCAGCGGTATATAGGTATGCTTTATCTGCTACTCAAATTGTAAATCATTATAATGACAACGGATTTTTACCACCAATACAAATAGCATACCCAGATAATGGACAATTATTTGAACTTTATGACAATAGCATTAGCTCTCAATATAGATATTCATATCCAGCCGATAGGTCTTGGGAATATTTCTTAACTGATGATTTATATTATAATAGAGATGATAATGCAATTGAAATGGCATATTCTGAAAATGCAGTTTCAAAAACTGTATATTTAACAGATCTAGTTACTATCCCACTGGGAATTACAATGGACTCTTCTAAAATTGAATGGTATGGCGATAATGGAATTATGGTGGAAACTAGTATAGATAACACTACATGGGTTCAATGCATGAATGGACAATCAATTCCTCAGTATAAATTAAATGACTTTGATACCTCAGGTTTTGTTTATTTAAAGATTACCATGTCTACTACAGATAACAGTAAGTATCTACCTAAGCTTTATAATTTAACTTTATCTTTTTATAACGACCAAGTAATGTATGCTCAAAATGGCGGAAGCTATATGTCGACATTTTCTAATTTAATCGGAATATCAGATCCATCAATAAGCCTTGGACCTAATAAATATCCTATTCTATCTAGAGATTATAGAAATGGAATTAGAGTTCCGACAGATTCTGGATTTTATATTAATGCTAATATACCTGTAAAGACTATTGAATTTTTCTATACCCCAGATGCCCTAACAAATAGCGGACTCATAACCTCAATATCAAATAATGGATATGCTGCCTCAAACGTATCTTGGAACGGGGCTGGAGCTATGAGTAAAACCAACGTAAACTCATTATATGTAAATGGGGTAAATAAGACATCAGCTACAAATGTATCAGATATATTTACAGCGGGAGAGCTGCATCATGTGGCGATAACATACTCTCAAGCAATTTCAGGCCCAATTAAATTCAATTATTCTCTGGGTGGTACCGTAGGATGTTTAATTCAGAATATTGGTCTATATCAAGATCAATTTACAAGCACTCAAATATTAAATCATTATGATTTATATTTGGGTAAAGCCTCTGCAGTAGCCCAAGATTCGACTATAACCTTGACAGAAAATTCAGTTGAGGCTTATAATAATGACTGGCTTGTGATACAAAACGTGTAATTTTGTCAAAACCCTGGACAAAATCTGGACTTTAACCTAAAAGAATGGTAAAATTAATACCTAATGGATATTAAAAGAGTTAAACAATCAGTAGTAGAAGAAACAACCCTAGGAATTTATGTGTGGGAAATTGATGGTAAATGGGTTGGAGACGATGAAGGAAACTATCTTTCTGTAACCTCTAAAAAAGGAAATAGAGAAAAGATTGAAATGCTTAGGAAAGCCGTTGCCCATTATGGCATAAATAGAGGGGAACCAAAGTTTTTGGCGGGACGCAGAAAAATTGATGACGAAGAATTTCAGTATCAGCAACAAAGGTTGAAATGGGGCTTAACTCCAGATCCACTAGATATTGGCGAATACAAAGATCAGGTTAGAGCAGCAAAGGGAGTTAAGTAAATGGAATTTATAAACGACGAAGAAGACTCATCAGATCAAATTTTTATATCCAATGATTCTGATTGGATTAAGTTTAATAAAAAACCAGTTGTAGAAAATGATCCATTTAAAATAGAAGGCGTAGAATTAAAAAAGGTTAATGGATTAAGTCCATCATTTAAACGCAAAGTTTCAAGAGATTTACAAAAAAGATTTGTAGGTCAAGATAATACAGCAACACAACAAAACTTATTGGCACAAGCCATTACTGGCTATGCAATGTTTGATCTTATTGAACCACCATATAATCTAGAATACCTTTCAAGAATTTATGAAATTTCTCCATACAACTATGCAGCAATTAATGCCAAGGTTGCAAATATTGTTGGACTAGGATATTCATTTGTAGAAACAAGAAAAGCTAACGAAGCGCTTGATAACATTACAGATGAAAAACAATTAGAGCGGGCTCGTCGTAAGTTAAATAAACTTCGTCAAGACTTAGAGGCTTGGCTAGAAGAAACAAATGAGGAAGAAACATTTGTTGAAACATTAATTAAGGCTTATGTAGATTTAGAAGCAACAGGAAATGGCTATATTGAAATTGGCAGAACAACTGCTGGAAACATTGGATATATTGGCCACATCCCAGCAAAGACAATGCGAGTACGTAGACTTCGTGATGGATTTATTCAATTACTTTATGGCAAGGCAGTATTTTTTAGAAACTTTGGAGATCAAGAAACTGAGAATCCAATATCAGACGGATCAGATCGTCCAAATGAAATTATTCATTTAAAGAAATATACTCCAATGAATAACTATTATGGAATTCCAGATATTATTGCAGCACAAAATGCAATGGCAGGAAATGAATTTGCTGGAAAATATAACTTAGACTACTTTGAAAACAAACCGAAAATCAAATAGAGACGAGATCCTTTTAGCACATAGAGTTCCAATTAGCAAAATTGGATTACCTGAGGGAGTTAATTTAGCTTCAGCCAGAGACTCAGATAAAATGTTTAAAGAACAGGTATGTCGTCCAGCTCAGGATATTTTAGAAAAGAAATTAAATAAAATAATTGAAGAAAAGACAGATGTACTATTAATTAAATTTAATGAGCTGACTTTGACCGATGAAGATACTCAATCTAAGATCGATGAGAGATATTTAAGGATGCAGGTAATTACCCCAAATGAAGTTAGAATTAGAAAAGGTATGGTTCCAATTGATGGGGGAGATTCAATTGTTCAATTAAAGCCACAACAGGCTGCCGAACAAACTGCACAAGCCATGAATTCTCGTCAAAGAACTCAGGAGCGGGATGCTAATTCTCCAGATATTTCTGGGGAGGCTAGAAATCCAAAAGGCGAGGGTCGAGTAACCGCTTAATTATTAGGCAACTAGTTATTTGCCTTTTGATCTATACAAGTATAAAATAAAGCATATGAATATTGAAAAATCTAATTGGTCTTCCAATGGCGATAATATTATTTTATCTGTTCCATTCACAAAAGTTAATCGTGAAAAGAGAACAGTTTCTGGATTTGCGACACTAGATAATCTAGATCAAACAGGCGATGTAGTAACAGCAGAAGCAAGCCTTAAAGCTTTTGAAAACTTTAGAGGAAATCTTCGTGAGATGCATCAACCAGTTGCAGTGGGCAAAGTAGTCTCTTTCAAACCAGAAACATTTTATGATCCAGCAACAAAAGAATTTTTTAATGGAGTATATGTAGATGCATATATCTCAAAGGGTGCCCAGGATACATGGGAAAAGGTTTTAGACGGAACACTTCAAGGTTTCTCAATTGGCGGAAAAATTATTGAATCAGATAACGAAGTAAACAAAGCAACAGGTAAGACAGTTAGATTTATTAAAGATTATGATTTGATGGAGCTATCAATTGTAGACTCTCCAGCAAATGAGTTATGCAACATCCTTTCAATTCAGAAAGTAAATGGACAATTAGTATTTAAAGGAATGGCTGCAGAAGTTGTAACAGAAAATATTTTTTATTGTGCAGACAGTGACTCTGTTTTTATTTCAACAGAGAAAACATATGAATCACCAGTAACTGGTAAACCAGCAGAGCTAATCGGTTGGGTAGAAAGTTCAGATGTTAACAAGTCA